GCCATAAGGTGCTTCGGAAAAATATATTTTCCCTTCATTAACTCTGTAATCCCCTCTAACTACCGTTACTGCTGCACCAACAGTATGTGCTGCAGCTACTGTTCCCATTTCTCCCCTTACAACATTTAATGAATTTGTAGATCCAACACCTACTAAATTTACTTTAATTATTTCATCCTCTATTTTAAGTAATGATTTACCTAAAATTTCTGAAATATCATTTAAAAGTATAACATTATTAGATGCTCCAAGTGCGGTTGATAATCCTACAGATATTATAGTTGAAATACCTATAGGACTTTGAATTATATTATCAATAGTAATTAAAGATCTAATCGTTGCATCTTCTGAAGGCACCGAAAGAGTATTCGTGCTACCAATACCAACTACATTAGTAAATGAAACTGCAATTCCTGAAGTTGCAAGACTAGCAGCAATTCCTATTTGAATTGTATTGGAATCTACCTTAATTGCAAAAATTTCAGATGGTAATATTGTTGTTGCAGCAACACCAGCATTCGCATCTGATGTCTCTGCAATTCCAATGGATGATTGTCCAGTTTCGGGTTTATATATTAATTTTTCACCACTATAAAAATTATGCTCATTAATAGTTAATGTATGATTTTCTGTGTTTATACCAGCAGGATTAAATTCTCTATGAAATAATGAATTACCATCAATAGTTAAATTAAAAATAGTATCTCCTAAAATTTCACCACCGATAGATGTAGTAAATCCTGTAAACTGAGAACCTATATCATCAATTAGAAGAACTTTGTTTGTTATGGATTCATTGTAATTAGTTAAAATTTTAGAATCAAATATGACTAATTTTGATAAAGTTTCATCCTCAGTATCCTCGCCAACCATATCATAAAAAAATCTTTCATGAACCGATGCTTCCCGATCAACATTAACTTTAAAATCAATATCAGCTTCTGCAGTTGGTTTTAAAGATGATAGTGCTGAAGATCCTACACCTAAATTGCAAAAATTCTTAAATCCTGCAACATGGTCTAAACTATCAACAGTGTCCCTCCAAATAGTAAATGGAACTGGCCCCTTTATTGAGTATGAAAATCTTTGATAATAATCATTGTCATGTATTCTTTGTGTTTCTAAATTAAGTTTTCCAGTATCACTTTTCCAACCATTTAAATTATTTGCTGTGCTATCTACATTTAAATCAAAATTAAATTTTAATTGGTTAGTTACTGTACCTTTATTATTACTTTCTTCTCCAACAATAATCTGACCA